TGATGCAGCTGGCACTGGTCGCCGTTTCAGTCACGTTATGGCTATTGCTCCCAATGCATCTTCAAGCATTATTATGGGAAATACCAGTCCTTCAATTGAGCCTTATCGGGCTAACGCTTACCGCCAGGATACATTGAGTGGTTCGCATTTGAATAAGAATAAATTTCTTGATGCATTACTCCGCAGTAAAGGTTTAACAGAAGAACAAATGGAAGATACATGGTCATCTATTATTGCAAATGATGGATCTGTGCAACACCTGGACATATTGGATAATTATGAGAAAGATATATACAAGACTGGCATGGAGATTGATCAAAGATGGGTTATTGAACATGCAGCTGATCGTCAAGTGTATATTGATCAAGCACAATCATTGAATTTATTTTTTAGACCAGATACAAATGTCAAGTATTTACATATATGCCACTTTATGGCATGGAAAAAAGGGTTAAAAACACTTTACTATTGCCGTAGTGAAAAACTTGCTAAAGCAGATAAAATATCAAAACGAATTGAGAGAGAAATTATCAAAGAATTGGATATGAGTGCTGTGATTGGCGGCGATGAGTGCTTGGCTTGTGAGTAGTATATGTGGAAATTATGGGCAAAAGCGTTAGGCGAAAAATCCGGCTCATGTAATTCAGAGTCGGATAAAATCGCAATCATTAGAACAATTATTGTAGTTTGTTATATAATAACAAACTTTTTCATCATAGCAGGTATTATAAGGCATTGGTAAATGGCACACATAATAGCAAATCTCCCTCCAGTAGGTTGTTTTATTCGTAAAGAATTTTTATATGATTTTGAAAAAGGTTATGGTGAATTAGTTCCTTGTTGGTGGGTATCAATCAAGTCACTAAGAGGTCAGGCGTTTCGTATTGAAGCCTACCTAAATGATTATGGTGCATTGTATGATAAGTTACCACTTCATGCTTTTTGTTGGAAACCTATTGAAGGTGAACCGTATCCACTAGACTACTTACAATTGTGGGACTGTTTATCTTATGATATCACCGTGTTAAAGAAAGCACAGTTACAGTCAATGAAGTGTAAGATTAAATTGAAGAATGGCCAATGGGCATTCGGAGAATATATGTTCACAGTTGATTCAGCTCATCCAGATTTTAATATTTTAGATACTGGATTTAGTGAAGATATTCCTGACCACAAGTCATACAATTTTATTAAACTAGATAATGGTCAATTTGCAGCACAACCAAATAATCGTATGATAGTATTAGAGCCAAGTAGTAATCCTAAAGAGTTAAAAATACCAGATTTTAGAGTGGCAACCAAACGGTGGTCAGTCGAAACAGATTCAAAATGGGCATTAGGCGACACAAACACAGTCATGTACGAGAGAAAAGATGATTAAGAAAACAGAAAGTAATTTAACAGATACAAGAAACAGTTTTAAACCTTTTAATTATCCATGGGCTTATGACGCATGGTTAAAGCATGAGCAGAGTCATTGGATTCATTCAGAAGTGCCTATGCTTGAAGATGTGAAAGATTGGAAAAAGAAATTGACCAATGAAGAAAAACAATTTTTAACTCACATTTTCCGTTTCTTCACACAAGGCGATATTGATGTGGCGGGTGGTTATGTAAAAAATTATTTACCATATTTTCCGCAACCAGAAGTGCGTATGATGTTATTGGGATTTGCAGCTCGTGAGGCATTACATATTGCTGCATATTCACATTTGATTGAAACACTAGGGTTGCCCGATTCAACATATAATGAATTTTTATCATATCAAGAAATGAAAGATAAACACGATTATGTTTTGGATATTTCAGATAAAAATGGAACCAAAGAAAATACTGCAAAGCATATTGCCGTGTTCTCAGCATTTACAGAAGGTATGCAGTTGTTTAGTTCTTTTGTGATGTTATTAAACTTTCCCCGCCAAGGTAAGATGAAAGGTATGGGTCAAATTATTACTTGGTCTATTGTTGATGAAACAATGCACGCTGAAAATATGATTAAGTTATTTAAAACATACATCAATGAAAATATTGAGATTTGGAACGATGAATTAAAATCTAGTATCTACACCATTGCTGAAAGAATGGTTGAGCTTGAAGATAGATTTATTGATCTAGCATTTGGTGTTAGTCAACATGAAGGTTTAACAGCTGATGAGTTAAAAAAATATATTAGATATATAGCTGATCGGCGATTGATTAGTCTTGGTATGAAAGGCATATTTAAAGTCAAACGCAATCCACTACCTTGGGTTGAAACAATGATTAATGCTCCAACACATACCAATTTCTTTGAAAACAGATCAACCGATTACTCAAAAGGCACATTATCTGGGACATGGAACGATGTTTGGGGTAAGGCTGCATAGGAAATTTATGAAAAAATTATTAGTAGTATTATTGCTAATGCCAATGTTGGCATTTGCACAAAAGATGCCCAAAAATGCCGCCACCTACGATGCACAAATCATTGGAGTGACGGACGGAGATACTATCGTTATTGCTGCACCATTTTTACCAGCACCATTGAAACCTCAACTGGCAGTGAGAATTTATGGTGTAGATACTCCAGAAAAAGGACATCGAGCTCAATGTCCGCAAGAAGCGCAACGTGCAGAATTGGCCAGTCGATATACCAAACAACTCATTACCCAAGGCAGCCGCATACAAGTTACACTATATGCTTGGGATAAGTTTGGTGGCCGTGTGCTAGGCGACATTATTGTAGATGGCCAGAGTGTGCGACTTGGATTGATTCAAAACGGTTATGCTCGTGAATACTATGGTGAAGCTAAGCAATCTTGGTGCCAATAATATGATAACAATAGATCAATCAGCTAAAGATAAAATTACTGATTTATATATTGATGAGAACAACATGAGCCTCAAAGGATTGAGAGTGTTTGTGCAAGGCGGAGGGTGTTCTGGCTTTCAATATGGCTTTACTTGGGATACAGAAGAAAGTGATGATGACTTTAGTTTTTCTGTTAATGATAATATCCATTTAATAGTTGATGCCATGTCTATGCAATACCTAACGGGTTCTGTAATTAAGTTTAAGAAAGAAATAAGTGGTTCTAATTTTGTGATTGAAAATCCAAATTCAACCAATAAATGTGGTTGTGGTTCATCTTTCGCAGTATAACAAGGAGATTTAAATGCTAGAAATTCTATTTTGGGTTGCAGTTGGCGCTTTTGTTGGTTGGAATTTTCCACAACCATTTTGGGCTGTAGCTGCACAAGCAAAAGTTAAATCATATTTTAGTAAATAATGGCATATTCTGAAAAAGTATTGGATCATTATGAGAATCCACGAAATGTAGGCTCTTTCCTAAAAGGTGAATTGAATATAGGCACTGGCATGGTAGGTGCACCGGCTTGTGGCGATGTAATGAAGCTACAGATTAAGGTAGAAGATGGAATAATCAGTGATGCTAAGTTTAAAACCTACGGTTGTGGTTCTGCTATAGCAAGCTCATCATTGGTTACAGAGTGGGTCAAAGGTAAAACTCTTGATGAAGCCGGAACAATAAAAAACACTCATATAGCTGAAGAACTTGCCTTGCCTCCTGTAAAAATTCATTGTTCGATTCTTGCGGAAGATGCTATTAAGGCAGCGATAGCAAATTATAGGGAAACGCATGGAGATAGTAAATGAAAGTAGTTAAGCACCATTGTTCAAACTGTGATTCTAAATTTACAATTGGTTATGATGAATTGGTTTGTGAGGATGATCCAAAGTTTTGTCCCTTCTGTTCCGAATATATACTAGAGGATGAGTTGGAACAAGATGAGGATTATTGATTGACTTGGTATTATCATAATACAGCAGAAGAATTCAAAGAAGATCACATAGCCGATAATATAGGCTATGTGTATCTTATCACACATAACTCAACAGGCCGTAAGTATATTGGTAAAAAACTATTTACCAAGGCTGGTTATCGTCAAATTAATGGTAAAAAGAAAAAAGTAAGAAAACCTAGTGATTGGTTGGATTATTGGGGAAGTAATACTGAATTGCAAGAAGAAGTTAAACTAAAAGGAGAAGATGCATTTACTAGAGAGGTACTACACCTCTGTAAAACTAGATCCGAATGTAATTACTTAGAAACCTATGAGATTTTTAACAGGCACGCCTTATTAAGTGATAGCTATTATAATTCTTGGGTAACCTGTAAAATCCATAAAACCCATGTATTAGGAAAAATCAATGGCTCGCAAACAAGCAACCAATTTAGCCCATGAAAATGTTGTTGAAATCAAAACTGCAACAAAACCATCCAATCATTTAAGGTTAAGAATAGATGACCTAAAAACATTTGACCCTCTAACCGATAATCAGAAACTATTTTTTGAGGCATACAAAAGAGGTGATTACTTTGTAGCCTTGCATGGTGTGGCAGGTACAGGTAAAACCTTTTGTGCATTATACAAGGCCATTGAAGAGGTGATGGACAAATCTAATCCATTTAATAAAATCATTGTTGTCCGTTCCGCTGTACAATCAAGAGAAATTGGGCATTTGCCTGGTGATGTAAATGAAAAGATGGATATCTATCAGCAACCTTATCGTCAGATATGCGAGACATTATTTGGTCGCAAGGACGCATGGGATCGTCTTGAGGAACAAGGCCACATTCAGTTTATATCTACATCATTCATTCGTGGTATGTCATTTGATAACGCTATTATTATCGTTGATGAAATGCAGAACCTTACCTATGAAGAAATTGATACCGTTATGACCCGTGTTGGGCATATGTCCAAGATTATATGGTGTGGTGATTATAGACAAACCGATTTGAATAAGAAAAAGAATGATATGTCTGGCATTTTAAAATTCTTTGATATTGCCATGCACATGGCAGCCTTTACTCGTATTGAGTTTACCGCTGATGATATCGTGAGGTCATCATTGGTTAAAGATTATATTCTGGCGAAAATGAAATATGAAGATTACCAAGAAAACAAATGATTTATACTTGAAAATTGTGCGTTTGCAACATAAATAAATGTGATTCCTTATAAATACTAATATAAGTAGTAACACTAATATCAAAAAACTTAGTATTTGTATAGAGGATAATCATGCAATCAATCATAAACTTTTTTAAAATATTCTTCGGCGCAGTCATTGAAGCAAGAATGAAACGAGCTGAATACATCAGAACAGGAAAATACCATGTTTAACTATTTCAACCCACAATCGATGGTTACAAATTTCGATACAAAGACCAAAGAGTATCTTACGACATTTTTGGACACAGTTGCAGCTTTTCAAGTGTCGAATGTTAAGTCGTTTGATCAATTGACGGATAATTTATTTACTACATACACCAAGAAGGTTGTTGCTGTTGTAGATAAAATAAATGTAAATGCAAAAGAAATCATTAAATACGGAGATTTTAAGGTCACTACTCCTACAGGACATAAAGAGTAGTTCCCGAAGTTTTAGCCCAATCATACGCAATGGTTGGGCTATTAAGTTTTCTTTGTATTTGGATATTAATATATTATTGATGTTTGTTAGCACACACACAGGCCAAACAATTATTAAATATTATGATAATGAAAGAGATGCGATTAAGTATATTAATTATGTTATATCAAAAGATGCACAGGAAACAATTGAGGCATGAATAACCACCTACGGGTGGTTTTTTGCATTATTACCGTTAAAATGACAGGAGTGTGATACAATATATTGTGGTAAAACTCTTACGGAGGCATTATGAGTACAGAGGATGATAAACTAAAGCATTCAGAGCGCATTCAACAAAAGACTAAAAAGGTCGTAAGAAAAGTAAAGATAGCAAAGGCATTTGGATTTACAGAGGTGGAGAAGAACCCACACAAGTATGCCAAGAGGTCTATATTTGGGTGTGCAAATAAGAATTGTATCATGTGTATGAACCCACGAAAGGCTTTGGGTGAGAAAACAATACAGGAGAGAAAAATTGAGCAACGTGAAAAAATCAAAGAGTTATAACATTATAGAAAAGAATTTAGGGCCAATGTTATTGCTTGATAACATGGATATCACTGATCCTGACTATGGAGAGCTGATGAGTATACAGATACAGATGTTCCAGTTATATCATAAACTACAGAGAAGGCTAAGGAAAGAATATGTTAGAAACGATTTGTGACATAATGATAGACGCTTACAAGCGTAACTGGATCACTAGTCGAGACGGTAATGTGAGTATTCGCCATCATGGCCGTGACCATTTCTATGTCACACCGAGTGGTGTGCC